TAGCCGATATCCGGCAGGCGGAACTCGACATAGTAGGGGCTGACCCCCGGCGTAAACGTGATGACATGCTCGCCGGGATAGAGCGTGATGTCCGTGAATATCTCCTGCCCGCCCGCCGTCGTTCCGGCCCGCATCTTCAGCGGCCTGCGATCCACCCCGAAGGTGAACGTCACCTCTGACGTGGGCGCACCCGTCGTGATCGATCGCCGGGCAACCGCCTCGCTGCCCGCTGTCGTCGTGAAGGTGACGTTGGCCCCGACCGAAATGCTACCCATTACGGTGCGAGCCCGCCTTCGGAATTATACCAGAGATAATTGATATCGACGTAGAACGGATCGCCCACATCGCTCGTGCCCGGATCGATCGGAGCGCCGCCGCCCGTCTCGGGAACCGCCGTCTGATCCGTCCATGCCGCCAGCGTTGCATCCGCCCCCGTGAGCGAGACATAGGCCTCTGTCGTATTGTCGAGGAACCGCAGCTGGTTGGCGCTTAACTCCAGCACATAGGAGACAGTATCCGACCGCACGAAGGGGCGCAGGACGCCCAGGCTCTCGCCCTCCGTGACAATCTCCTCGTCCGCCTCATCCAGCAGGATTGACCCAGCCTCATCAGTGATGTTGGCCAGAGCCGTGATGTCGTCGATGTACTGAGAGCCGGGAACCTTGGACATCCCGCCCTGTGTGGACGGGAAGACGTTCTCCATCGTCTCGGCAACGCGGGCGTAGATGTCCAGGTCCGCACGCGCGAGGGTCTTTGCATCGACCTCGCCGCCGTTCATCGAGAGGACGGTCAGATTGGCTTTGGCCACCGGGGCTACCCGTTATAGCGGCGAGAGAGCCCGTAGCGCGCCTTCTCGTATTCCCCCGGCGGGATGAGGAAAGCCCCGTTCTGCTGGGCGTCCCATAGCTTGGCTTCGGAAAGCGTGCGCTTCATGGTCTTGCGAAGCTCCTCTTTCTTCGTGTCGCTCGTGCCTGAGACAGGGCAGACCTTGTAGGCAATCTGCGCTGCAAGGGCGCCAGCGAACAGTTCAGGCCACATGCCGGGGCTGTCGATCCTCGTCCCGTCCACATAGTCCAGCCAGGTCGTCTCCGAGTTCGTGAGGATACGCCCCCCGAAATCCAGATAGTCGATCTGCCCTGCCTTTGGGCTGGATGTCGCCGCAACCTTCACAATGCGCTTGCACTGTGCCGGCTTGGTGAACCCGTAATCCCAGCCGTCAGGGGTGGGCTCCACCGCATTGAGCTGCGCTTTGGTCAGAGAGAAGTTCCAGGTGTGGACCTCGAATATCTTCCTGACCTCACGCGGATAGGCGTCGTTGATCCGTACAACCCACGTCGTATCGTCGTCTGGACCTGAGCACGGCGGCTCACCCAGGTGTTCCAGAGCGTCGTTGTAAATGTCGGTGGTTGTGGTCATCAGACCGGCTCAGGCTCTTTCACGGCGTCAGCCTGCGCCTTGGGCTTGCGGCCCGGCTTGGCGCGGGGAGCAGCAGGTTCAGGCGAGACACCAGCCATCTCGAAGATCCGAGCGGCGGCCTCTTCCGGGGTCTTGAACAGGGCGGACTTCTCGACGCCCTTGTAGAAGATCGTCCACTTCCGATCCGTGCCCTTGTATTCCATCGACCAGCCAGACGGCAGCTCATCGATCTCGAACTGGATGGCAGGCACAATCGCCGCGGTGACCACCTTGTCGATCGTGGGCAGGCAGGCGCGCACCATCAGGCGCACATACCAGGAGCAATCCTCGGGGCGAATATCGATCATGTCGCCAACACGCAACAGGCGGTCAGCATCCGAACGCGATTGCATGCGCCCGAAATAGTCCGGGGCAAGCACGTCATCCAGCGCATGCGAAGCCGGTACGGTCGCCACATAGGTCCCGAACTGCTTGCCGTCGTGCTCGATCTCAAGGGCGCCCTTGTCCGGGCAGCGGGTGATGGCCATGAATTCTCCAAAGAATGAGGGAGGGAGCCGAAGCCCCCTCCCAGTTGCGTTCTCTCGGGGGAGAGAGGGTTAGTCCGAGTCAGTCATCGTCAGGACGGTGACATCGGTCAGGTCGGCAGCGCCGGCTGTCGAGATGCCGTCAACGATGTGCGTGCCCATGGTCGAGAGCACCGTTGCAGACGCTTTCGCAGTCTGCTTCAGCGCCGTCGTCGTCGGGATTGCCGATGACCAGACGCGAACATAGACAAGGTCGCCCTTCTCCATGCCGCGCGCCTTGGCGTCGTCAATGTAGCCGATCGCATCGACCGTCGCGTGAGCATCCGTGGTGTCATAGACCCACAGCTTCATGCCGACAGGGCCGGCGGCCTGGGCAAAGCAGGTCAGGTTTGCAGAATTGTAAGACATGTGAGTGTTCTCCTGATCTGCTAATTAAGCGATGGACGCAGTGTCGTCGTGAACGGCGCGATAGACGCCGCTGGTGAGCACGAGCGCGGCGGCATGGATGACCTTGACCCAGGTCCCGTACCGGTCTTCCTCGTCCTCGTAGTACATATGGGTCTGCGGCTCGCCGTCGATCTGGTGGCCGATGGCATCGCCCGAGAAGATGTAGCACTTCGCGGTCGCCCCGCCCTTGCCGGTCAGGCCGGTGTGGCGGATCCACTTGACCCCAAGCCATTCGCGGTACTGGCCGACAGGCGGCGCACCTTCCACGAGAGGCTTGATGTTGTTGTAGTCGTTGCTGACGAAGTCGTTGATCGTCTCCATCTGCGCGTAGGCGTTCGGGGTGACGAGGCCCCAGATGTTGCCGTTCCAATCCACATCGTTGTTCTGGAGCGATGTGATCCAGGTCAGGAAGGTGGACTTGACGCCGAAGTCGATGGCCGAGCCCGAGTTGATCGCGTTGGACGAACCATCCAGAGCGTCGATGATGGCCTGGTCGATCGACTTGTTGATCGATGCCCGGCCCTTGCGAGCGTGCGCCGAACGGGTGTTCGGGTTGGCGCGGAAGAGGTCGAACGAGTCGATCTGGAACTTCTTGAAGTGTTCCGCCATCGTCGCGGACTTCTGGGTGAGACCCAGTTGCGAAACCGGGATCAGGCCGTCACGGGAGCGGGTGTTGGCCGCATCCGAAGCGCCGACAACGTCCCAGTAGACCGTCGAGCCGTGCTGGGCGCCGTCGTTGCGCACGCACTGCTTGAGCAGGCTGGGTTCGCGGTCATAGTCGTACTTGAACTCGTCGTTGTACTGCGAGCGGAACTGCGCAGTGATCTGGTTAACAGCCATGGCTGTTCATCCTTTTGCTTGTGAATGACAGTGATGGCGATGCCGTCCTAGGCGGGTTGACCCGTTGCCGAGCGCCGCTGTCGGTCTTCGATTATGCACAGCGCCGCGGAGCGGGTTGACTGTGTGCTGGTCCTGACACCCTGATCGCCCCGGGCGTCAGGCCAGCGTTGTCAGTTAGCGCCCGATGAGCGCTCATCATGCCGCGCTTTGGCGGCATAAATCTCGGCCAGACGCTTCTGCGTTTCCGGCGCATTGTACTTGGCGCGATTGGTCGCGCGCAGGGACATGATGCTTTCCAGCTCCTTGTCCAGCGACTTGCCGGGGTCTGCGCCATTGCGGCCAGCCTCGAGGAAGACCGGGTCTTCCATCGTGTCGCGGCCGATGCGGGCCATCGCCTGGATGAACTGGAGATTGTCGCCCAGCCGCGTCCCGTCTGCGAATTGCAGGTCCTTGATCGCGGCGAAGTCTTCCTTGAAGTAGTGGCTGATCGCCTGGTCAGCGAAAGCCACGTTGCGCTTCAGCTCCTGACCCGGCCAGATCTTCTTGAGGAACGCCTCGGTCTCTTCCTTCTGGATCGTCGCCTGCGCCATCATCTGGCTCTCGGCTTCCATCCGCTCCTGATAGTAAATCTCATGGGCGAGGTTCACCACCTCCGGGTCAGCCGACAATCCGCCAGCCTTGTGCAGACGCGCCGTGATGGCCTTGAGCCGGTCCTGCTCGCCCTCGCTGAGTTCCAGACCCTCAGGCGGCTTGACCTTGATCTCGTACTTGTCGGGGGTTTCAGGGATGCCCCGCTGCTTGATCCAGGCAGCGCGGTCCTCGTCGGTCGCATCCGCGCCGGGGATCATCACGCGCTTGCCGTCGTTGAGCTTGGCATCGGCCTCGAAATAGGACTTCCCGAACTGGGTCAGGTCGGTGAAACGCTCCAGCCGCTTGGCCAGTTTCTTGTCCTCGCCGGCAATCGCCCCGCGCCAGTCATAGTCGCTGGAGGATGCGCTTGTGCTGGATGTGCTGGCAGCTTCGGTCTTGCCGCCCTTGGCAGGCTTGTCGGTCGTCGTTGCGGCTTCCGTCGTCGTCTCGGTCGTCGCTTCGCTGGTCGTGGTTTCGTCAGCCATTCGGCTCATCCTCTAATGCGCGACGGACGCCCAACGGCACAAGCCTGACATCCGCCATTCCGAGCAGGGTGGTCGCAACCCACCTCTTGCCCGCGTTGAACGCCCAGAACTCCGCACTCGCCATCGTCTCACCCGCCGAATAGCCCGTGATCTTCAGCAGGTAGGTGACGAAGATGGCCTCCTGCCGCCTGTCCCCACGGCAGTTGAGAACCGACGCGATAGCCGCCAGTTCATCTGCCGTGGGTGGAGGAGGTTGATCAGGACGGAGCGCCAGGTGTTCGGGCTCAGGGACTTTCGTCCGGTGGTCCTCAGTCAAAGATTAGACCGTGGCCGAGAGCGGATCAGCGACGTTCGAACCAGCCGGGCAGATCAGTTTGCCAGTGACGGCCCACTTGTTGGTGGCGATGTCCTGAACCTCGATCCAGTCGCCGATCTGGCCCCCGGTGGTCGTCCCGTTGAGCGTGATCGTATCGTCAGTGGACATGGCCGGGTAGGCAGTCAGCGCGTTGCTGTCCACGTCGAGGATGTCGATCTGACCGAACATGGTGTCAGAGGCGTTGGCGACCTTGATGACGTGGTTGGAGGTGTTAACGGCCCCGACAACGAAGCGGAACTTGACGCCCGTTCCAGAGGCTGCGGGAAGCGTCTGGGCCAGCGAGGAGCCGGTCCCGGTCATCAGGCCGGTCCTGTACCCGTGCAAGGCTGCCGTGATGCTGGTTGCGCCCGAGAGCGTAACCATCTCAGCCGCGATGCTCGCATTGCGCATCGCCACCTCGAGTTCCGCCCGCGAGATCGACTTGGATGTCGTCGCGGACAGGTCCCAGATGATGAAGGTGTCGTCTGTCGCAGTGTTGGCGCCCGTGAGGGTGGTCGTCACCAGCGCGTTGAGCGCATCGGCCAGGTACGGGATGGTGATCGACTTGGCCACGCCATTGTCAGAATAGAGCAGGAAGTCCTGCGTGGCGTGATAGCCGGTCGTCATCGCCGTCGCGTTGATCGTGGCGCTGCACCAGACGTTCAGCATCTCCGGGGCGGTGACCGATTTGACCGCAGTCGCGGACAGGTCATAAACGAAGAACAGGTCGCCAACCGCGTGGTTCGCACCCGTCAGGGCCGATGCCGCCGCAATGGTGACGCCAGTCGCCTGAAGGAGTTCCGCAGCCGTCTGGTATTTGAACTGCGTGGCCGACACATCCCAGATGGGATACTGGTCGTTGGTCGCGGTACCAGCACCCGTCAGTGCAGTGCCGGCGGCGTTCACGGTCCCGAAAGCGTTCAGGAATTCGGCCATCGTAATGGCCTTGGATCCGGATGTCCCCGCCGAGACATCCACAATCGGAAGCTTGTCGCCAGTGGCGGCTCCCGTGCCCGTCAGGGCGGTCATAGCGCTAATCTTGCCCATCAGGCGATCTCCTCTAGGATTTTGCTGGTTCCGTCCTCATCGAGGACATCATCGCCGGCTTCTTCGACAACGTAGGCGCCCGACGATGCGCTGCCTGCGTCGTAGATCGTGTCGTTTGCGTTGAGCTTGCCCTGCACCACGAACCCCACAGGTCCGGTGTCGAGGGTCGAAATGTTGAGCCTGAACTTGCTGGCCCCGCCGTTCGGAACCTCGACCACAACCGTCTGGCTCGTGGTGAACGTGTCCACCGTGTTCCAGTCCTGGTCGTCGAGGAGGTCCTGCTGAAGCTGGACCGTGCTTGCGCCGGCAGTATGCTTCATCCGGAGGTAGAAGTCCTCATAGGCCGTCCAGACGATCGACGGCGTATCCTGCGCCGTCAATGATCCGCTGAGTTTCGTCGCCATCAGGCGCTCTCCTTCATGGCGGTTTCCAACTTGTTGAGGTTTTCAGGCCTCGCCTTCAGCCCTGTCTCGAGCATCGCCGCGGCCTCCTGTTTCTGCTGTTCTTCGGCCTGGGCCTGCGCCCGGCTGTCCCGTATCTGCTTCACCAGGTTGGGGTCTCTCACCCAATCCACAGGCAGGTTCTTCATTGACCCGCTCGTGACTTCGTCCCAGTCGATATTGTCGAGGCTGTCGGGGGCGATCTGAGCCTGCGCCGTCATCCTCTGGACCAGCGCTTCCGCCTGCTGCGTGCGCAATTCGCGGTAGGCATCGGACAGCGGGGTCTCGAACTCAAAGTCCACCCGTGCGCCTTGCAGGCCCTCGGGCATATCCTTGGGCACACCCGCATCATCAAGCTCGCCAAACGCTCCTCGCGCCATGGCCCGCTCGAACACAGCGTCCATGAGCTGGGCGTTCTCCGCTTCCATGGGTTCGAAAACCGGCGAGGCAGAGCGGACATACTCCTCGATCCACTTGCCCGCCTCGTAAGCGGTCATCTGCTTTTCCGGCAGCTTGAACAAATCCTGCCAGAAAGCCCGGCCCTGCA